CCTCGGCTTCCTTGGCGCGCTTCTCGGTTTCGTCGAGCCGCTTCTGGACCTCGGCGGGCAGCACGGGCGCAGGAGGCGGAGTCAGCTCCGCGACCTTGGCTTCGGCGGTCTCTGCACGCTTGGTGACTTCAGCGAACGCGGCCTGGCCCTCGGGGGAGAGCGACTTGGGATCGAAGGGCTTGGTTGCCATCTGGTTATCTCCTGACTCGTGTTTCACGATTGCGGGCATGGCGCCCTTCATCTCAGCGGCGAATTCGTCGATCGAGCGGTCCATCAGCTCGCGCTTCGCTGCCCCGTCCATCTCGTCGTCTTCCATGATCGAGCGCATGACCTGATGGAGGACGTCCGTGTACTGCCACGTCTCGCGTTCGGCGTCCATTTTGGCCCGCGCTTCTGCGAACGAGAGCGCCTTGATAGCCGGGGCGGCGCGCTTCCAGATCGCGATATTCGCGCGCTGGTTGGCGCCGACATCGACCAGCGAGATCTCGTCCAAGCGCTTGAGGCGCAGGAGATGGCGAGGCTTGGTCACGCCTCGCTCCTCTCGCCGACGCCACCGATCGAGAACATCGAGTACTCGCCGTTTTTGACCTTCTCCCACGCCTCGTCGTTCTCGATGCGGAAGCCCATCCACGCACCAGGAGGGAGGGCGTCTTTGGCGAGACCCATCTTCTCCAGCTTCTCGGGCGTCACCATGAAAGACTCAACGAGTCGACCGACGCGTTTGGTGTGCATCTCGCCGGCTTGTCTGGAGTCTTCGACAAAGCCGTAGACCGCAGATTCGAGGGAGGGTAGATCGAGGATGTCGCCCTGGGAGTCGACCAGCGGGGAACCGTCCACTTCAGCCACTACAGACGCCCAGCCGAAGACCAGACGCTCTTCGGCGTCGACCTTCGCAATCTTTCCGCGAAGCGTGGGCGTAGCGGTTTCCGGCATGATGCAAACCTGCCGGAGAGCCTACTTGATCGTAATTACCGAAAGGTTACGCTGAGTCGGATGCGGCGATTAGCGAGAAAATGCGGGTGATCTTCACGGAGGGGCGACCGATACCGGGGAGTTTCTGCGCGGCGCGGGACGCGTGCACCTTGACCATATCGGAAGAGATGCCCAGTCGGCGGGCCACGCTCTTATGTGACAGTCCCTCGGCTACCAGAGCGGCAACCTCGGTCTCGCGTGGCGTGAGCCGGTCGAGCGCCCCTGTCGATAGCGGCACCAGGACGTTTCTCAATCGTCGAAGATTAGGGTAGCCACGCAAACGCACGAAATGTGGGCAGGGGGGTGCCGAACCGTCACACCGTTGTAGGGCGACACGAAATCTTCGGTCATCCCACGAATCTGGCCGTTCATCGGCTTGCAGATTGGGCAGGGATTCGAGGGGTTGACCGCGCCCTGTGTGAGCCATTTGCGCTTCTGGTCGGTTGCGAGCAGTCCACCTTCTTGGGCTTGGCGCCAGACGTCGTGCTGCCCCGCGTTGCTTGCCCACAAAGTTTCGTTCCTCGCAATCACCCTAGCCCGTTGGTCGATGAACTGGTCGCGTCTCCTGGCTAATAGCCCTCGGATGTCCGCTTCGGTGCGTTCCTGTTCACGTAGAAGCGCCTCGTAGTTGGCGAGCGCACGAGCTTGGGGTGCATTCAGGCCGACGCTCTGGCGTAGAATCCTGGCGATGCGTTCGGCCTGGTCGCGGACGGATAGCCCCCGCTGCTGCGCGGCCATGACCACCTCCTTGATGGCCATCCGCGTCTCGTTCGTGATCCGAGTAACCAAGGTGACGCCGTGGCGTGAGAGCTCGGCCACGACTTCCGGGTTCACCAGATCGAACGCGTAACCCAGCTCGCCACCGGCTTTCTTGACCGGGAACCGTTCGCCGAGTTGCTCGCTCAACTCCCGCGCCGCGACCGTGCCACCGCGTTGGGCAACGCCTGTCAGTATCGGGAGCAGCTTATCCTCCAGCGCTCTTTCGAGCTTGGTCCAGTTGATGGCCGAGACGGCGATTTCGTCCGCACCCCGCTCTAGCGCGGCACGAATGGCGGCGATTGACGTAGCGCGGCGGGTCGCTTCCAGAGCAGCGCGGAAAGCTTGCTCGGCGGCAGGTACTTTGGATTCGGCTGCACGATGGAGGGCACGCCATCCTTCGTTGCGTGGAGCGCGCTCGACGAAACGCAGCTTGCGGGAGTGCACGAACATCAGGCGACCTTCTCCAGTAGATAGAACTGGAGCGGGCGCCCCTCTGTGCTTTCGAGCCTCAAGCTTTCTACCACCGGCCAGTCGGGAGAGACGACGAACGGCAGCCAGTCGCACGTCCATGCGGGTGGCATCAGGTCCCCGAAGTCCCACGCCAAAAAACCTTCGGTCCACATCTCGCACCCGTAGATCCACCTCCGCGCTACGCGCTTCATCTCGGACAGCGCCTTCCCCTTCTCGGCTGGCGGCACATGCATCAGCGCACCGGATGTCATCACGAGGTCGAAGCTGTCGTCCGCAAACGGCAGGTCCCGTGCGTCACCAACTCGTGCGGGCCACTTGCAATGAAGGACCGCGTCCGGCGACAGGTCGATTCCTTCCAACTCCGTGAACCCACTTTCTGCGAGCGCGTCCAGTTGGCGGCCGGCGGAACAGCCGACCTCGAGGACGGACGATGTGCGTGGCACCCTCGCCAGTATGCGCTCGTTGGTCGCGGTACGTGTCACGCCAAAACGGAGCAGGTAGTGCGCGTCCAATGCTTCGACTGTGGCCGGGTTGCGACGTGTCCAGGTAGCACCTAGCGGGCCTTTCCATTCCTCGACGCGCGAGATCAGGTGACGCTCTTGCTCGGCGTCCATCATAACTGTCTTCATATGTGTAAGTCGTTCAGGCAGAAGTAGAGGCCACGTTCGTAGACGTCAGGGTCGCGTTCGAACGTGATATGGCTACCGATGGATGCTTCTTCCCAGTGCGCGCGGTGCGGACCTTCGGGACCTTCGAGTAGCCATTTCAGCAGGCGACTGTCGGCAGACACGATGAGGTGGCTACCGTCTCTTGCCCGTTTGCCAGATACCTGCCTGGGGGTGCCGCCGTTGGTCGGCAGGAGGAAGCACGAGTCGGGGTCGGACAGAGCATTTTGCACGTAAATCTTAGTGGGCGTCCTGAAGCCCACGTCATGGCAACGCTGGCGGAAGCGCCGGGCGGCCTCTGTAAGCATCGGCAACAGATCGCTGTGCATCGGCTCGCGTTCGTAGTCCAGCACGCGCTTGGCGAGAACGGCGTGCTCGTAGGCGTATTGATGGGCTACGGTCCACACCTCTGGATCACCCTCGATCTGGCCCGTCTCCAAATCGTAGGTTTGCCGGGTTGTGAGATACACACATTGGGACTGTGGGCAGCGGTTTCCCAAAAGCTCGGCGGCATCCTCAAGCGCTGGCGTGCCACGGTAGCGGTTCAGCGGGACCAGATGCCCCGCGAGTGTGTACGTGCCCGCAAACGGCATAAACGCTTTCGGCCGGAACAGTTTGATATAGCCTTGCGCCTGAAATAAGAATTGCTCGCGCTTCTCGGCAGCTCGGTCTGCTTTCTCCTCAGACGTGAGGTTGGCGAAACATTGAGGATACGGCCCGGCGCCGACGTAGTTCGTGAGCAGAAAGTCTGGTGCCCCGAACCGTGCTAGAATCGCGTCTGCTGCGGGCCTGGCTAGCGCGAAGGGGCAGTCGTTGACGTTGACGATGGAGCGCTTCCCGTCGCTCACGACGGCCAGGGAATCGATCTGCACGGAGCCGGGACGTTCCGCTCCCACCCGCGCATCACAACCGAACACTCTACCGCATAGGCTCGGGTCGCAGTTGTCCGCCGCGTAGATCGTGAGCGAGAGTCCACCAAGGTCTACGCTCTCCGCGTTCGCTACCTCGGTCGGTATGAAGCCCAGCGATTCGATGTACTCAGCCAAGTGACGCCATGCGTAGCGGTGGATATAGACCGGCGTTCCGCGTGGGAAACGGGTCAATGACTCAGCGTGCAGGTGATCGGGGTGAATGTGCGAGATATAGATACCGGACAGTGCGCCGATTTCCTCGGGCGTTACATCACACGGTGGCGCGTGCGCCCATGAGCCGTAGTAGGCTCCGTCAAGTAACCACGGGTCACAAAGCAGCCTTGCTCCGTTGCCTTCGATCAGCACGCCGGCCGACTTGAGGAACGTGACCCTCAAGCACGTCTCCACGAATCATCGGCTATCTGCAAAGACTGTCCGAGCCTGATTGTATAGAGCGCAGTCAACTGGACGGCTGCCTGCTCAGGAACCCCGCACAGGACGAGCGCCCGGAAGTAGACAGCCGCCGCCTTGGCCTCCTCTACGATCTGCCCAACGGACTTCGTCACGCGTCGCCCTCCATTTCTTCTGCCATCGCTTCGGCTTCTGGGTCCGTCTCCACTTCCGGCTCGTCCGGTTCGGGATCGGCCAGCCGCATGCCCAGCTCATCCGGCGGCAGGTTGGCGTAGCGCAGCAACTCACGCTCGAGCTCGCCCGACTCCGTAGGAAAGAGCGGGAAGCCGGCCATCGACAGCTTTTGGATGTAGTCCGCGAGTTCGTTCAGGTCGATTTGCTCGATGTCGCCGTGCCGATACTGGGGCGGGGTGTCTACCCGCATCCCGTTCAGGGCCAGCATGCGCGGCACGAGGTGACGGTTTAGCACGCTTTCGATGTCGTCCGCCATCGCACCGATGCCTGACGCGAACAGGTTGGTTTTGCTCGACGCCAGTGCGTAAGAACCCACCTTCTCGTGACCCAGGACAATCACGTCCGCAAGGGCAGTCATCAGCATCTCGCGCGACAAACGCTGGATGACTTTGTCGGTATCGAAGTTGCGAGAGCCCGCAGTCGACAGCAGTTCCAGCTTGAGGAGCTGGTTGCCGTTCGCATCGAAAATAGACGGGAGCGTGACACCTGCCTGTTCGTCGTTCTTGATGTTGCGCACGACGTTCTTGGCGTTGGTGAGCAGGGTGGCGTAGCGACCTTCCGCCAACCACTCGACCGGATGATAGATGCACGGCAACCCGGCCAGGTCGCGTTCGATGCCGATCGCTTCGATGGTCTCGATGCGCTTCCTGCGGTACCACGCGACGTAGCTCCTCCGAAGTAGCGATTGCCCTTCGGGGTTGCCTTTGCGCATCCCGCACCGAAAGAGCAATAGCTTCTCGATGGGGATCTCGATCGACGCCCTACCGGCTTGGGCGAACTGGATGAACGCCTGCACGCCCCCCGATTCATCGAACACCCACCGGTCGCGAGTAGTCGGGTGCCTGATGGCGAGCTTGCGGACGCCGATCATGCCGTCCGAATAGCGCGACGCCTTGCCCGGTTCCCTGTTCGGGCCGTTCCTCGTCTTCCAGCAAATCTCGAACGGTGCGAACCCATAGACCGGCGTGGCCATCCATTCCGATAGGAAGTCAGCCATCGTGTGGCTCATATCGGTCAGGGTGGTTTCTAGCAGCTCGGCGGCTTTCAGATCTTCGGGTGATTCGCCGCCCGGCTCGACCGTCCAACTCAATGGACGAATCAGGATTTCGATGGCGTAGAGCATCGCGCCGACGATGGCGTCGTTCTCGCTCATCTCCTGATAGGTGCGCTGCCTCTGGACACCACGTAGCTGCCAGAGGATGTCTTCCTCGACGTGGCCGCCGAATGTCTCCAGTCCGGTCCAGCCGTATTCCTCTCCGGCCTTGGCTTTGCTTACGCGATTCGGCTTAGCGCCGTTCTTGGTCGCCATAGGTCTAAGCAGCCGGTAGAGGGAGCGCAGCCTGGACAGCTTCGAGCCCAGACGTCAACGCTCCGGTGATTTCGGGCCACGCACGTTCGTGCGCGACCATGACGTTGATGTAGCCCTGGAACAACATGCCACCTCGGACTACGCCTTCGGTAAACGCCGCCTCATGGCTCTTGTCCTTCCACACGAACACGGGCCGCGAGTCGTAGCCGATCGTGCGCGTTAGTCCGGACAGTTCGAATACCTTCACGGTTTCGTTGTACCAGTCGCGGATTGCGGCGCCGGTCTCATTGACTGCGTTTGTTGCTGCCAGCTTCTCCATCTCGTCCAGGCACGCAATTGCGGCAGCTATCGACACGGCTTCGCCCGCGAACGTGGTCGAATAGAAGACGTCCTGCTCGATGCGCGTCATGTATTCGCGTTTCCCGAGCAAGCAGGTAATCGGCCAGCCGTTGCCTAACGCTTTGGCGCCACACCACATGTCACAGTCGATCCCGAACGTCGAAACGCCGCCTGGCCAGCCCAACCGAAAGCCGGTCACCATCTCGTCTAGAATCAGCAGCGCACCTTGCTCGTCGCACAGACTCCGGATCTCGCGGAAGTAGCCAGGCTTGGGCGGTGACGGATTATGAGCAGGCTGGGGATCCAAGAGCACGCACGCCGGGCCTCTGGCTTCATCGCGCATCCCTTCACGTAGAGCTTGCAGGTCGCCGCGCGGGAAGCGCCTGGTCCTGAATCCAGCCATCGGAACGATGCCGCCATCTTTGGGTGCGGTAAGTGCCCAGTCCGAATGACCGTGGTATGCACCCTCCTCCATCCACACCGTCGAGTGTCCGGTAGCGGCTCTGGCGATACGTACGGCAGCGTTCACCACGTCGACGCCGTTCTTGCCGAAGCGCGCCATCTCCATACGTGGGACCAAGGACACAAGCTTACTGGCTAGCTGCTCTTCAAGCTCGGTGGGCAGCGAGAACGAGACGCCCTTTCTGGCCTGAGTCAGCACGGCGTCTTCCACGGAGGGCCAGCGGTGGCCGAGCATGATGGGACCGAGCGCTGCTACCGCATCGACGTATGTGCGTCCGTCGCTGCATGTGACCCAAGGGCCGGTAGCCGAGATAGCGTAGGGTGGCGCGCAGGATGGGTAGCGCGTCTTTGAGTACGTTTGTGCGCCCGACGGAACTAGGCCGCTCACGGGACCGGCCCCGCAATCTCTGCCACCGGTTCGTCCAACTTCACCAGATCAGGACGCCTCGCCATCAGCGCAACCAATTCGTCCACGGTCGGATGAGGAGGGTTGCAGTCGATCTCGCGGGCTACTTCTTGGAACCATGCGAGGTCCTCCGCATCGTCGAGCGTCCAGCGATAGCGGGGCAGCATGTCGAATAGCGGGACCTCGACCACCTTCCTCGCGGTGCGCCGTATGTAGGGCGTGACGTGCTCGCGGTCAGACTTGTTGCTCGTGCCTAGGAACGCGCGCTGGAACAGCTCGCCACGGAATGCTTCGACGTCGAACCCGTTCGGGATCGGCGCGAGCGTCGCGTAGTCCGCACCGTTGCCTACGGCTGCGATCACAGCTTGGATGCCTTCGGGTGGCACGAACGGACAGTCAGCGGTCAGACGCACGACGATGTCGGGCTTCTTGCCCGCCGTCCTTCCGTGCATCTCCTCAATCGCCCCACCGAGGCGCGAGAGCACATCGTCTTCCTCTGCCCAACCGGGTCCGCTGAGTACCACGCCCCTAGGTAGCACTGCGTCGAATTCGCACACGTCGTCAGGCGGACACACGACGTGCGTGGTGGCTACCTGGCTGGCCCGTTTCCATACGTGGAACACGGAGGGACGTGCGCCGATGATGGCGAGGCTCTTACGGGGGAGGCGCTTACTGTTGATGCGCGCCTGGATCAGGCAAAGGGTTTTCACGGACGGTACACCTCGTTCCAATACTTGCCCGAAACGATCCGCCGCACGGTGCTCGGCCCGACCCCATAACGTCTGACCAATATGCGCGTCGGGTCGCCTCCATCCGCGTCGGAGCGAAGCTGGGTGACGGCGTCCCAGGTAAGTTTGGCGGTGTTGACTCGCTCACCCCTCGCGGAGCACTCTGGCTTTGTGTGCCGTCCGTTGCGTGCGCCGCGCGGGCGACGGTGGGGTTTGGTATACCAGCCATGCCGTTCGCCGCGGGGGCGCCTTTCCGGGTGGGTGTGGGCGCCGCTCCGCAGTCCCGACGCGGCCCGCCCCTTCCGCACTGTCTTTTGTATGAGCCGTATCCGCCGCGACCAATCCGGCCCGTCCATGCGCTCGGCAATCTCCAGATATGACCTGCCCGCCGCGCGCAGGGACAAGATCATCGTGTCCGATTCCAGCATGAGCACGCTCCTCACATCGTCACTCCTTCCCGTATCTGTGATTGAGCCTTGATTGCCCATTCCAGAACATGGGCAGCGCTACGTAGTGGGTTGCAGGTTTCGCGGCCTTCCTTCACGCAGTCGAGGAAGTGCTGCATCTCCAGGCGGTACATTTCGTCTGAGGTGTCAGGTTCGTATACGGTCGCCCACTGGTTGGGACCGCGCAGCCCACTGTCGAAGGAGGCGTGTCGTGTCGTCGCACCACCTTCTTCCCATAAGGCGTGGATGTAACTAGCGGTCCGATCGCGGTGCTCTAGTCCAATGCCCACGTTGCCCACATCTCCCCGCACCGCTAGGCCGACAATCTCACCGTGCTCCGCGAATGCCAGGTCCATCTCGTGAATCGCCATTTCAAGCACGATACCATTGGCCCGATAGGCGTCCTCGGCCCCGGCTCGCCACTCAGATAGCGGCCGGCTCACAACGAGCACGAGTGTTTGACGCCCCGGGTCCGGCATCGCGCGATACGCCCAGCGCATGTTGCACGCACCCATCGTGACCAGCCGCGTGTCCCCCAGGTCAGCAAGGAGCCAGGAGATTCCATCCATTGAGAGCGACAGCGGCTTCTCGACAAAAAGCCCCGAGCGCTCGTTTAGGTACGGCAGGGCCTCGCGCATGACGCCGAGGTGCGTCGCGGCCGGGGTGCAGACAAAGACGGCGTCGTAGCCATCTTCCGCGCCCGTCCACACGTTGCCCCCGAGGCTTGCCTTGGCGTTGGGACCTAGCGCGTGGTACAACTCCACCGCACGATCAGTATCGGCGTCATGGCACATCACCGTGTGCCCCATCTCGACGAGGAGGCGGGCCCTGCGCGAACCGATCGAGCCGCACCCCGTCACGAGGCAGCGCACGCGGCCTCCGCTTGTCTGATTCGCTCGATCATTTGCCCGAAGACATCGGGAGCCATCGCGAATCCCGCCTCGAATCTCGAAGGCTCGTCCTCAAGGTGTATGTGCGCCTCGATGTACCGGACGCCGAAGGGGACGGTGAGCGCGGGCAGGTTCGGATCGTTGTGGTGGTAGCTGAAGCCTTCGTAGCCGTTGCGCAGATTCCGTAGGCAAAACCGAGTTTGCGGATACGCGGGCGGGCAGTAACACATCAGCAGCCGGGGATGGGCAGCAAAGACGTTGGGGTGTGGCGAGCTGACGACCAGCGGCTTGTCCGTACTGCCGATCATCGCACGCAGGTGCGCGTTCTGGCTCTCCATTGCCGCGATCTTGTAGACCGGACAGTCACACGACTCCAGCATGTCGAGCGACGTCTTGCCGAAGACCGACGCGAACCAGTTGATGCTCCGCGATTCGCAGTAGTTCTTGATTGTGGGGAACCAATCGAACGGCGTAGCAGCATGGGTGTAGAGGTCGCGCATCTGCCAACCGTCATCGCCCCACGGAGGCGGTGCCTTGCCGTCACCCCTGAGCGCTACGAGCTCGTCTGCGGTATACGCCTGTAGCTTGATCCAATCGGCTCCGGCTTCTGCGGCTGCATCGATCAGGTAGAACACGTTCTGGAGCGAGCCGTTGTGGTTGGGGCCTAGCTCCGCGATTACCGAGACGCTCCCAGCCGGAAACGCATCCGTCACGCTGCCACCGCCTTCAAGGCCTGTTCGACCGGGAGCGCGTCGGCTGTATCACTGCGGTAGACAAAACCATCGGGAACCAGCGGGTGCTTTAGCGGTGAGACGTCGCCCCAGCTTCGGGTTTCGGGCTCGATGACGTAGTGGCCGCCACAGTCATAGGTGCGTCGCGCCTCGTCCTCGGTTATCAGCGTCTCGTGTAGCTTCTCGCCCGGACGAAGGCCCGTGAGCTTGATGCGACAGCCTGGGGCGATCACTCTTGCCAACGATACGACGGGCATGGCCTGAATCTTCGGGACGAATACCTCGCCGCCGCGCATCTCGCGCAGGGCCAAAAGAACCAAGTCGACGGCCTGATCTATGCTCATCCAGAAACGCGTGCAGCGGAGGTCGGTGATGGTGATCTCGCCCGCGGCCTTTTGCTTCCTCCACGTCGGCACGACCGAGCCCGTGCTCCCGAGCACGTTGCCGTATCTCGTCGCCGCAAATCGCGTCGGCCCCGCGCCAGCGTACGCATTGCTTCCGACCCACAACCGCTCTGCGGCCAGCTTGGTGGCACCATAGTGGGTATTGGGTGAGGCGGCCTTGTCGGACGACAGGAAGACTCCGTCCATCACGCCACGCTCTATGCATGCACGAGTCACGTTGAGCGTGCCCATGATGTTCGTAGCTACCGCCTCGGCCGGGTCACCTTCGCAGACTTCGATGCGCTTGAGTGCGGCCGCATGTACCACCGTCTCAACTCCACGACAGGCGTCCATCAGACGGGGTAAGTCCCTTACGTCGCCTATCAAGTAGCGCACACGCTCGTCGGTGATGCTGGCCCGCATCTCGGCCTGTCGCGATTCACTGCGACTGAATACCACGACACGGCGGGCGTCCATCTTGAGCACACGCCGCACGAACGCCTGCCCAAACGCTCCCGCGCCACCGGTGATGAGGTAGGAATTCACGACGCCACCAGCGCAAGGGCAACGTGTTCGGCTCTCACGTCCCGCCACCTGTCGACTTGGAACCAGAAGTACAGCGCATCAACCAACCTGCCATCCCACCACTTCCGTCGAGGTAGTAGCGTCGACTCGCCACGCCAGCGTTTGATTTGCTTCTGCCAGAATTCGGTGGCGGGATTATTCAGGAAGACCTCGCCATGGACCGTAACGAGTCGCATGCGGTCGAACGCTTCGGTAAGCAGCAGCTCGATCGCGGCAGCGCCTACGCCTTGGCCCTGCTTGTTGGGATCGACTACCAGGCTGATCTCGGCCGAACCAGCCTCCCAGCTAATCGGGGACAGGCCAACCATTGCGTTGAACTGAGGCGGTAGCGGCTCCGGTGGCATCTCTACTGCCGGCGAACGGACAGCCCAGAACCGATGCGGCACGCTCCTGTTGCACACGACGTCGTCATAGAACGCGCGTTGCATCTCGGCCGTCAGGATATGGGGCGTGCGTAGTCCGAGCCTGACGCTCTCCTGGTTGCGCCATGTGCGAGCGGCCTCACAGTCCCCAGCCGTTAGAGCGTCGAGGTAGTAGTTCACCTGATGTCCCACGGGCTGGTCTGTTCGAACGACTCCTGGCCGAGCGTGGTCAATGCGGAGAAGTCGGTGGCGCCTGCTTTACGGATCAGCGGCGAAAGTGCATATCGCCCAGCGTCCCATCCGTGTTCGTGCCCATCACGCAGTGCCGGGAGTACGTCGCCCGTCCTGGCGTCTGTCTTGTAACTCCAGAGGCGTGCGTCTTGTATCAGACCCTTGCAGCGCGGGTCGATCACGATTTCCTCGAAGCTTCGGAGATACGCGACCCCATCTTCAACCGAGCCCTTCCACTTCGGGGCGGCCTCGACACGGAAGCCGCGCTTGACCATCTCGTTGATCGACTCAGGCCGTGCGTTGTCAGCGCGTATGACGTGATCCGTTGCGCCCGGCACTTCCTGCCAGCGCCTTCCGATCTCGTCGAAGTCCCATTGCACACCACGCTGGTCGTGGTCGATGAACAGCCGACCGTCACCGAGCCAGAGCCTGACCAGCACCGTCGGATCCTGAGAGAAGCCCCAGTCCGCGCCGTAGTAGGGACCGCCCCAGTGCTTCTGCGGAACCACGTCGTCGACCCGCCATTTGCCGGCCAGCACCTGAGCATCCGATCGCGTCCACGGCTCACCACCCCAGACATGGGCCTCAGCTTCCGGGTCCTTGCGCAAGAGTTCGTCACGCTCGGCCTTGAGCACTGCAGGCAGCCAAGGATTGTCTTTCCACGACACACGGCGGACGATTGCACTGGACGGTGGGTCCTCGACGAAGCGCTTATAGGTGGGGTCGGTAGCGAGCGCGGGGTTGAAGCTGACCCAGATTTCTGAGTTCGGCTTTCGGATCGTGGGGATGACCACACGCCAAGAGGCGTCAGAGACCGCCTCGGCTTCTTCGACCCAGCAAACGTCAATGCCTTCCGTCGACTTGATCTCGCCGACATTGCGGCGTAGGCCCTTGAACAAAAACGTCGTGCCGTTGGCTCCCGCGATTCCCGACTGCTGCACCTGATAGAAACCACCAAGACCAAGAGCTGCGATCTGGTCCGAGAGCAGCAAGTGCACCGAGTCTTTGATGCTGGCCTGGAACTCGCGAGCACAGAGGACACGGAGTGGTTGCTGCATGCCATGGATGAGCAGCGCCCGTGCATACTGCCACGACTTAGCTGACCCACGTCCGCCGTACGACACCCGGTAGCGTGCCGACCCGAGCGGGGGATCGAACAGGAAGCCGAACGCTTCAGGGATCTGGACATCAAGCTTCGCCATCGGGCCGGATCAGCGTGACGTGGACCTGGGACGGGAGCGGCTGGCCCGCCGTCGTCAGATCGAGGTTGTCCTTGATGCCCAGGTGTCTGCCAATCTCCCGGAGCGCGCCCAGCTTATCGTGCGCCTTGAGTTCCAGCTTGATGGTCGTTTCCGTGTCGCCGTTTCGGTCCATGTGGTGGGTGGTCTCGGCCTTGACGGACTGCACTGCGGCGGCTTGATCTTCGGTTAACTCCGTCGATGGCACGAAGCAGGCGCGTTCCTCATCCCACGTCATGAGCTCGGTAGTCTTCACGAACGCGATGCGAGCCAACTCTTGGAGCACACGGTCCGCGGTGATTTCACTGCGCCCCAGCTTTCTAGTCCGCCCCTTCTCGATAGCGAACTTTACGTCTGCATAGGTCAACAGCCGCGAGCCTTGAGCCTTCGCCGTCTTGGGGCTATAACCGGCCCTGATAGCGGCCTGGGTTGCGTTCAGGTCAATGAGGTATTCCCGAACGAACGCGGCGCGCTTCGGGCTGAACTCTGGCAATCGCTCTCCTGAACGCAAAGAACCCCGGACACCTGTCCCCCACGAAGGGAGATGTGGTGCCGGGGTCCGTTTACCGGGTGCCTGGCGCTTGCTTCTTCTTTTCGGGCTGTGACTTGAAGACTACGGCACTTACCTAGGTGTGGTCAACGTTCACCGTTACCTACCGGCGTCGGCACTAGGGTGTCAGCAACTCCAGCCGCAGCATGTGCCCCAACTCGCCGCCGCCGGTCGCTTGCAGGTACTTGGCTTGCCAAGTCATGAACGCTTCGATCATTGGAGCGCGCCACCTCTGGCCCATTCCTAGAGCGACCGCGACCTCCGTCTCACCGTCACACAGCCGCGCCGTGATCGGCAAGTCGGCCGCGAAGAACATGCCTGGGCCCTGGGTCTCTGGGCCGTGGATCGCATCACGCGGCCAGTCGGTTGCCCGCACGTACTTCGAGTACATCAGCCTCACTTCGCCTCTCCGGTAGAAGTAGCCACCCACCTCTCCACGTCATCCACGACTTCCCACTTCACCTTCCTGACCTTGTGAGCCTGATAATGCACGGTAAACGATCCCGTCCCCTTGGAATCAGGGAGCGCTAGAAACTCTTCCAGCAGCCGTTTGAAGGCTTCATGTGCGCTACGGGTTCGCTCTGCGTCGGTCATTCGATTCGTGCCCCGTAGACTGCGATGGACTCGCTACCCCTACTCAGACACCCACCCCGCTATCGTCAGCAGACGTGGGCCCTGCAAGGTTGATGCGTGAGGCATCCCGGCTTTCTCGGTCAACGCTCGGGGTTTTCACGGGCGAGGCGGGAGCAAGGCGGCAATACGATCCGCGATGTTGAGCAGCTTGTCGACTTCGCCATCGAGGTTGGCACCCGTCGTCCGAGCCACATACCGGAAGCCCTCGCAATTGGCGCGGATAGTCGCTACGTCGTCCCAAGTGAAGCGCCGGACAGCCGCGATAAGGTTCGCCAGCTCCACCAGGTTGCCAGCGTTCA